TCGGAAAAGTGATTGCCGGAGGCGCTTATGGCAAAAGTATTTACACCAGAAGAGCGGGAAGAAGTGAAGGCGCGCATTGTGGAATTCGTGCGCCTGAGCGGACGAGAAACTTTTCGACAACTGGCAGATAAAACGGGTGTCAGTAAGACCGCTATTCGTCGTTTATCTGGTGCGCTTGCGGCCAGTGGTGATGTCTGGCTCTCTGGTTGCGGGGTATTTCCATCAGAGCAGGCGTATCGCGTATGGCGTAAGACACCGGAGAAGGCTGCTGACCCGACACTGATTCGAAAGTTACCTGACGGAGAAATACGTCGTTACAACAGACGGCAGAACATAATTTGTCGTGAGAGCAGGAGGAGCGAAGTTATGCAGCGTGTGCTGGCGTTCTATCGGGGAAACTTTCAGGAGGTGATGGAGTGAGGGTCAGAGTTTATATTGCCGGTCCAATGACGGGATATGAAAATTTCAACCGCGAGGCGTTTCACAGGGCGGAAGATGCGCTGAAACGGGAAGGGCATACCGTTTTAAACCCGGCAGTACTTCCGGACGGGCTGACTCAACCACACTACATGGATATTTGCATGGCAATGCTCCGTTGCGTGGATGCGGTTTACATGCTGAAAGGCTGGCAGCAGTCGGCAGGTGCAAGGGCTGAGCTGGCACTGGTGGAGAAACTGGGCCATGCAGTGATTTATCAGGAGGTGGCTCAATGAGAGAGGTTAACTATGAGGCGCTTCGTGAGGCAGCACAAAACTATCAGTCGACGCTGGCGTGGTATCAGGCTATCCCGGACAGCCCAAATGCTGAACGGGATTGTGATGCGGCTCTTGCTGCGTTTAAGCGTCACATCCGTCATCGGGAAGCGGATATTATCGCTGATTTGCTGGATGGACTGGAAGAAGCAAAATCACAACTCAAAGAGCAGCGTGAGTATTACGAAGGCGTTATCTCTGATGGGAGCAAGCGTATTGCTGAACTGGAAGCGCGGGAAGTTCAATTACCGACTCGCTACGACCTTCGATATGGACACCCGATAAATGCAGATGAGCGACATGTCATGATACCTAAAGAAAATGGCAGTTGGCTTTACCTGATTGACCTAGAACACGCATTACGCGTCTCTGGCATTCGCATCAAAGGAGAGGAGCATGGAAATAAAACCAGAGGATGAGTTAAGCAATATCGTTTTATTTCCGGTAAAAGAGGATGACCCTCGTAATCAGGTTAATTTTCTTTATGAGCCATCGGAAAGACCATATTGTCATCACGCCTCTGTCCGGGTTGACGAAAAAGAGCGTCAGGTCCGCTGTAAAATCTGCGGTGCAGTTGTGGAGCCATTTGACTGGATGCTCTCTGTGGCGAAAAGAGAAACCAGACTGGCAGATGATGTAAGGCACTTGCGCCAGGAGGAGCGGGAAAGGCGAAAAAATATAGAAAAGCTAATTCAGATTGAGCGTAACGCGAAAGCGCGGATACGCAGGGCGACAAAATCCAGAACTGAATAATTAAATTTAGCTCTGTTAAAAATTTAATCCTTAACCGGAGGGATTTCTGCACCCTCAGAACATCAGGAGGCCGCCCGAAAGGGCGGTAGTTAAATGCGAAAGTTTAAAATAATTATTGAAACGGGAATAGCCGGTGGAGATTTCGAGGATGAATTCGAAGTGGATGATGATGCGACGCCTGATGAAATACATGACGAAGCAAAAGATATTTTCTTTAACTACTGCAATTACTCATATCACGAAATAAAAGACGAAGAGGAAGAGCAAAATGGCTGATTTTGGTTCAACTAAATACAACGTCAGTTTTGAAGCATGGCATGAACTGTTAATGGACTATGCAGAGTTACGTGGTGGCAGTGCTGCTGATGCTGAAGCATGGCGTGATGATTATGAAGCAGGAAAAACTCCGGTCGAAGCATATTGTGATGAGTGGGGCGATGAATGAGCGAGATTAATTATCAGGAAGGGCATGAAACGGCAGGGCAGGCAAAACCAGTTGCATGGCGATATCGCTACGTGAAAAAAGACGTTACAGACTTTCAGGGGAAGCCGTGGGCTGGTGACTGGAAATATGTACCGACAAAAGAGGATTGTAACGACAGGCCGAACTATGAAATTCAGGCCTTATTCATCGGCCCGCCAGTCCCGGGGACATCAGAAGGACTGGTTAAAGCCGTGCGCTTTTATGAACAGGTAAAGCGTGAGAATCCGCCAGTCGAAACAGGAGCATGGAAGGATGCTGTTGACTGGGTGCTCAGAGAGGCCTGCTGCGCTGCCATTCTGGGTAAAGCCGACAATCCACCAGCATCCGGCAATCAGGTTAGCGAATTAACAATGTGGGTTAAACGACTGGTCAGTCAACTGAAAAAAGCTCAGCCGGACTGCAAATTACCGGAGAAGGCGATGGATTACCTGAAACGAAATGGACTGATAAGCGTGGAGGATGTTTTACGATGAATATTTAGACTAAAGAGTTTGTAACGCTATGTAAGTGATTTTTTCTGGTTTAGATATTTATATGTCCGGCCAAATTGAGGTGTGTTTAAATGTTATTGCACATTGATTGTAGGGGGAATAATGAAAAACGCATTGCAGTTTTTGTTTGTTGCGTTCTGGTTGTTCGCATCATGTATGCCCATCATCTTCACAGCAAGGTATATGGAAAAAATTGATGTTTTGATATTAATGTTTGGACATATAAATGCCCTTTTTTTAGGGGTGTTCATGGCGGTCATGTGCATTGAATACTGGCGGTAAATACAGCGAACGCCATTGGTTTAGTTGGATATTTACTGTGCCGGACAAAAACGGTTTGCGGGGAAATCTTAGTTAAGTAGAATAACTGCGGGTGCTTGAGGCTATCTGTCTCAGGCATGAACACCAAAAGGCAGATAGAGAAAAGCCCCAGTTAACATTACGCGTCCTGCAAGACGCTTAACATTAATCTGAGGCCATATCTATGCGACACATAGAGATTAGCCTCTTACGGACCGAAAGGTCAAGGAGAAGCAGGCTATGAAGCAGCAAAAGGCGATGTTAATCGCCCTGATCGTCATCTGTTTAACCGTCATAGTGACGGCACTGGTAACGAGGAAAGACCTCTGCGAGGTACGAATCCGAACCGGCCAGACGGAGGTCGCTGTCTTCACAGCTTACGAACCTGAGGAGTAAGAGACCCGGCGAGGGATAAATCCCTCGCCACCTCTGATGTGGCAGGCATCCTCAACGCACCCGCACTTAACCCGCTTCGGCGGGTTTTTGTTTTTATTTTCAACGCGTTTGAAGTTCTGGACGGTGCCGGAATAGAATCAAAAATACTTAAGTAGCGCGCAGGGATAAGAGGGATGGTCCCTTAAAGGGGAGAGCTAATTATCCGGAAGGATTCTGATGATGAACATCGAAGAACTGCGTAAAATTTTTTGTGAAGATGGCCTCTATGCTGTGTGCGTTGAAAATGGAAACATTGTTAGTCATTACCGCATTCTGTGTTTGCGAAAGAATGGGGCTGCGTTAATTAATTTTGTGGATGCTCGGGTCACGGACGGATTTATCTTGCGCGAAGGTGAGTTTGTCACTTCATTACAGGCACTGAAAGAGATCGGAATAAAAGCAGGCTTTTCAGCTTTTGCAGAAGAATAAACTCATCTACAATCTTGCGCGGGGCTGAACTCCCGCTGAGTAACACCGTGCCACCGGAGAAAACCGATGGCACGCAACGTAAAATATTACAAACATGATAATTCGACCGTTCTTGCCCACACGCACGAGCGGTATTCTCACGCATTCAAGTCTGAATGGTTCCAGCACCCTCCATGCACTGAAGAGCAGGCTGAATGGATAATTCAGTGTTACCGCAGGCGCGGATACGAGGTTAAGAAAGCCCTTAGTCTCGACTACCGTCACTGGATAATCTCAGTCAGGCTTCCTTACTCCGAACGCCCACCGCGTCTGTCCCGCACATTCCAGCAACGCATCTGGAGGTAACGTGCGGGTATTACTTCGACCTGTTCTGGTACCGGAACTCGGGCTGGTGATCGTTAAGCCGGGCCGTGAATCCATGCCGGTATTCCACAATACCCGGGTACTGGTGGAGCCGGAACCGAAAAGCATGCGTAATCTGCCGTCCGGGGTCGTTCCTGCCGTTCGCCAGCCGCTGGCGGAGGATAAATCATTACTGCCATTTTTCAGCGACGAACGAGTGATTCGTGCTGCTGGTGGCGCTGGCGCATTGTCTGACTGGTTACTGCGCCATGTTAAATCCTGCCAGTGGCCACACGGCGATTATCACCACAGTGAAACCGTCATTCACCGTTATGGTACCGGCGCAATGGTGTTGTGCTGGCACTGCGACAACCAGCTGCGTGACCAGACATCCGAATCACTCGAGCAACTTGCTCATCAAAACCTGTCAGCATGGATGATTGACGTCATCGGTCACGCAATAAGCGGTACGCAGGAGCGTGAATTATCTCTGGCTGAATTATCCTGGTGGGCGGTCCGCAATCAGGTGGCGGACGCGCTACCGGAAGCGGTATTACGTCGTTCGCTGGGGTTGCGTGCGGAAAAAATCCGCTCAATGTACCGTGAAAGCGACATCGTACCGGGAGAGCAGACCGCCACCAGCATACTGAAACAGCGCACAAAAAATCTTGCGCCGCTGCCTCACGCCCACCAGCAACAGAACCCACCACAGGAAAAGACGGTGGTCAGCATTGCCGTTGATCCTGAGTCTCCGGAATCTTTCATGAAACGACCTAAACGTCGCCGCTGGGTTAACGAGAAATACAAACGCTGGGTGAAGACACAGCCGTGTGCGTGTTGTGGTCAGCCAGCCGACGATCCCCATCACCTGATTGGTCACGGTCAGGGAGGGATGGGAACAAAGGCCCACGATATTTTCACGCTACCGTTGTGCCGGGAACATCACAACGAACTTCATGCGGATCCGCTGGCGTTCGAAGAAAAGCATGGTTCTCAGGTTGATTTAATTTTTCGTTTTCTTGATCACGCCTTTGCAACTGGCGTGCTTGGGTAAAAGAGGTGACTGATGCTCATAGATTTGGTTTTACCTTACCCGCCGACGGTGAACACTTACTGGCGACGCCGTGGCAGCACATATTTTGTATCAAAAGCCGGGGAGCGTTATCGCCGGGCAGTGGCGCTTATTGTTCGCCAGCAGCGCTTGAAATTAAGCCTGTCCGGACGGTTGGCAATAAAAATTATTGCAGAACCACCGGATAAGCGCCGCCGTGACCTGGACAATATTCTGAAAGCGCCGCTGGATGCGCTGACGCATGCGGGGTTGCTAATGGACGATGAGCAGTTTGATGAAATCAATATCGTTCGTGCTCAGCCAGTATCTGGTGGACGTCTGGGGGTGAAGATTTACCCCATAATGCTTGAAGGGCAGGTCAAAAAATGAAACTGGAAGATTTACCGAAATACTACTCCCCAAAATCCCCCGGCCTGACTGATGCATCGGCCTCAACGTCGAAAGATGCGCTGAGTATCACTGATGTGATGGCCGCGCAGGGCATGACACAGAATCGGGCTGAGATGGGGTTTTCTGCGTTCCTGGGGAAAATGGGCATTAGTATGAATGACAGAGAGCGGGCAACAGAATTGCTGACAGAATATGCACTCAGTCGGTGCGATCGTGTGGCGGCGTTGAGAAAACTTCCGGCAGAAATAAAACCGGTAGTGATGCGCATTATGGCTTCGTACGCTTTTGAGGATTATGCCCGCAGCGCAGCGAGTAAAAAGCAGTGCCCCTGTTGCCGAGGGGAAAAATTTATTGAAGGCGAAGTTTTTACAAACAAGGTTCAGTATCCGGATGGCAAGCCGCCAGTATGGGCAAAGTGTACGAAAGGTGTGTATCCGTCTTACTGGGAAGAATGGAAAAAAATTCGGGAGGTGGTGAAAGTTTCTTGTCCTGAATGTAAAGGGAAGGGGGAGATTTCCACTGCCTGTAAAGACTGCCGTGGGCGTGGTGTCGCCATTCATCGTGAAGAGTCGGTAAAACGTGGTATGCCTGTTATCAGAGACTGCCAGCGTTGTGGTGGTCGTGGCTGTGAAAGACTACCATCAACGGAGGCATTTAATGCCATACGCAAAGTGACGAGTGCTATCACGCTTGATACGTGGAAAAAATCAGTGAAACGCTTTTACGATACGTTGGTGGTTCGGTTTGACATTGAAGAGGCATGGGCGGAGCGGCAGTTAAAGAGGGTAACGCGATAGTGTTGTTGATTTTTCCCGAATCTGTGGTAAATTTGCCCTAACGATGGGCGTTTTATGCCTGACGTTAGAAGATTTTTTACACCCCGCCGCCTGGCGGGTTTTTTATGACTGAAATCGCGTCAGTACAGTAAACGCGCTGGTGGCGGTGAATACCTGTCTTTCAGCTTGCTGGCTTTTTCGACAAGAGTTATTGGTGTGTCACGTTAACCGGAAAAGGGAAAAAGACATGCTGAAACAGCAGGATATGACCGAAACCGCCAGAGTGGTGTTTAATGAATTAAGTGCCACCGAACCGGCGACAGTCGGGGAGATTGCGCAGAATACTTACCTTTCACGTGAACGCTGCCAGTTAATACTGACCCAGCTTGTTATGGCGGGACTGGCAGACTATCAGTTCGGTTGTTACAGACGCCTTCAGTCCTGAAGGCTTTTTTATTTGTGGTAAATGGGCGGCTGGTGGGTGTTAGGGGCACTCACCAGCCATCTGCTCATGCGTCCGGATCACAAGCAAACCTCAGGCCCACTGCTTTGCGCAAAAGCAGAATGAGCCTATCAGAGACAGGCTTAATGATCCATGCTTAATACTGTAAAAATATCCAGTTGTGAGTTAATCAACGCCGACTGCCTGGAATTTATCCGGTCGTTACCCGAAAATTCTGTTGACCTGATAGTCACGGACCCGCCGTACTTTAAAGTGAAGCCTGAGGGCTGGGATAACCAGTGGAAGGGCGACGATGATTACCTGAAATGGCTGGACCAGTGTCTGGCGCAGTTCTGGCGGGTGCTGAAACCTGCCGGAAGTCTTTACCTGTTCTGTGGCCATCGCCTGGCGTCTGACATTGAAATCATGATGCGTGAACGCTTCAATGTGCTGAACCATATTATCTGGGCGAAGCCGTCCGGACGCTGGAACGGGTGCAACAAGGAAAGCCTGAGGGCATATTCCCCCGCCACAGAGCGCATTCTGTTCGCGGAACATTATCAGGGGCCGTATCGCCCGAAAGATGCCGGGTATGAGGCGAAGGGCAGGGCACTGAAACAGCATGTGATGGCCCCGCTGATTTCTTACTTTCGTGATGCGCGTGCTGCCCTGGGGATAACGGCAAAACAGATTGCTGATGCCACAGGAAAGAAAAACATGGTGTCGCACTGGTTCAGTGCCAGCCAGTGGCAGCTACCGGACGAAAGCGATTATCTGAAATTACAGGCGCTGTTTGCCCGGGTGGCAGAAGAGAAGCATCAGCGCGGAGAACTGGAAAAGCCACATCACCAACTGGTCAGCACATACAGTGAACTGAACCGGCAGTATACGGAACTGCAGAGTGAATATAAGCATCTGCGGCGGTATTTTGGTGTGACGGTGCAGGTGCCGTACACCGATGTGTGGACGCATAAACCGGTGCAGTACTATCCCGGGAAACATCCGTGCGAAAAACCGGCAGAAATGCTGCAGCAGATAATCAGCGCGAGCAGTCGTCCGGGTGACCTGGTTGCAGATTTCTTCATGGGGTCAGGTTCGACAGTCAAAGCAGCGATAGCGCTGGGACGTCGTGCAACTGGCGTTGAGCTGGAGACTGAGCGTTTTGAGCAGACGGTCAGGGAAGTTCAGAATTTAGTCAGTCAGAACGGATGATATTGCAGAATTAGTTACGTACCGTTATTATCCTATGCCCGGCCCTTTAGCTCAGTGGTGAGAGCGAGCGACTCATAATCGCCAGGTCGCTGGTTCAAATCCAGCAAGGGCCACCATATCACATACCGCCATTAGCTCATCGGGATAGAGCGCCAGCCTTCGAAGCTGGCTGCGCGGGGTTCGAGTCCTCGATGGCGGTCCATTATCTGCATTATGCGTTGTTGGTTCTGATGAGTGAATCATTGTCTTTTGAGCAACAGGCTATCATATAAGATAGCCTCAGACTTCCTTGTTTATTCTCGCCGGATGCTTCGTAGATATTTGCAGGCATCTGTATGCAGGGGTATTATTGCGGCATATATCATCCGGAAAAATAAAAACTACATGCTGATCCGGAGATGATAGTTACAAGTCCTCCCGGATCCCGCATATTTACTATATTTTATAGATAATTGTTCTTGTTAATATGGAGATGGATAAATGTATTGCCGTGCTGTACCAGTTCTTGTTTTGATATTAGCCAGTCTGACAACTGGCTGCACAAAAGATGTATCGACAAATAATTATGATGCTTCTCTGTATCACTCAGATAAATTAATAAAGTCGCAAAATTTGAGCTCATCGGAACGTACCCCTGATGCCAGTGAAGAAATCAGGCAGTATGCCATTCAGGTCAGGAAAGCCATAGAAGAACAGTTAAAGGATGCGAGTAAGTATTCAGGAAAAGAGTGTTCACTGAGAATGTATATGGCCCCGAATGGTCTTCTGCTACAGGTTAAAAGAGAAAGCGGTGATCCCGATTTATGTCGTGAAGCGATGAATGCAGTAAAGAATGCTGATATACCATCACCACCGTCTTCAGGAGTATATAAAGCATTTAGAAATGGCGTGCTGGATTTTAAACTCTGACAGGGGGAGAAGATTTTCTCCTGTCCTGATGATTTTGGGGCGCTGGAAAGATATTGTGCTGTGAAGTGTTAAATTCCTCACAATTCAGTAAGTTGACAGTTGCCTGTCAGACTGAGCATTTGTTAAAAAAATTTCGCATGGTGAATCCCCCTGTGCGGAGGGGCGACTGGTGAACGGTATGATCTCTTTGATGATCGTAAGCGAGAATATGCGGGTTTAGTGTCACCGGGCTGAACTCACCGGGAGGCACCCGGCACCATGCAATGGCACATAGCGCCACTCTCCAGCCCCTCTCCGGAGGGGCTTTCTTGTGGGCAAAAAAAAAGCCCGAGTGGGTTCGGGCAACAGCATGAGATATACATTTTTATAATCGAATGGATTTTAACCAGAATTCATAAGGCTGCGCAACTGCGCGGCCTTTTTCGTATTGCGGGCTGTAGTCTTCCTCCTGCCATTGTCCTGTAACTTCCGGACTTCAGCCCGCCCCTCATCTGACTCACAACATTATCCCGACCGGGAGGATTCATGACATT